CACGTCTCCTTTTAGTTTCTATATCTATATAGATAGATGGATGATATGTTGTGAACGCCTTATTTGGCGCGGGTTTGCGCTTGGCAGATTGCTTGGCAGGACGCAAACAGACTTGACTATTTGGCAAAAGCAAAGTTCTACACACTTTGTGTCAGTTTGGTGGGACACGTGTCCCACTTCACCCCAAGGTTATGCTTTGTAGTAGGCAATAGAGTCCCAAGACCCGTTGCCAGACCTTACTGTTTCAATTGCAATTCTTGGGATATTCTTGTCGACCTTGCGCACGACCTTTTGGTCACCCTCATGGGTGCAGGGGTCGGCAGTCGCCAGCAGAGTCAGCGCACCCTTTTTTGCCACGCTGTACAAGCGTTGGCTGTAGTTGAACCCGCCGCTGATGCGGTCGGGTGCTTGGTTCATTGGCAGGTAAGTGATGGTCATTTGATTCTCCAGTATGAAACGTGACTGCTCAGTCACAAAGTGCACGAGGGTGCGCGGAATGCCCAACGAGTACAGAATCTGACTCGCTAGACACAAAACGAAACACCGGCCAGACCCGCTGTCTGTACCGATGGAAAAACGTGTCACCGAGACACACTTACTTGAGGGCTGCCCGAACTGCTGCGATAGTTGCACCGAGCACCTTGGCATCCACGCCCTTGAGCAGCAAAGCCACTTGCTTAACCAGCGCCTTGTTCACGGCGACCTTGCTGCTGGACTGCGCGGCCTTGGCCCTACGGGTTGTGCCACGCAGTTGGTTGTTGACGTCACGCAGCGCATTGCGTGCACTAGCCGCACCCTTACCCTCAAACACCAGTCGGCCGCTGCCCTGCGCCTTGAGCACCACATCAGGTGTGCGAGTGACAACCCATTCCATGATGTCAGGCCTAGCAGACTCGACAGTGGGGTAGCCCGCAGCTATGACGCTCTCGATGAGCAACACCCTCGCAGATGCGAACTTGTTGAGTGCATTGAACAGGGCGGATTTGTTGGTTGCTTTCATTTGGATTCTCCTAGAAGTGTGTCACTGTGACACAGTTAGTCGCACGGCAGAGCGATTCCCTACCGCATCGACAACCAAATTTTACTTGATGGGGTGTTTTTGACCCCTATATGTGGTATAAGGCAACCCCACCCTACCCCCACCAGCCCTATACGAGTGGGCTGTGCTACGTAGCCATAAACACTGTTTTGCACCCGCAATTTAATTTTCCAAAAATCCAAATCACCCCAGCCCCCAAAAAATTATAAAAATCCAAAATACCCCTATGTCTAACCTTAGACAACCCCAAACAAAAAAACCCCCGGAGTTAAGGCCGGGGGTTAGAACTAGGACTGCATCCTAGAAAGGAGAAGCAAATGCACAACGAATTGCACAATCACCGAAACGGAGTATATACTCAGCGCCTACGAGGCTGCAAGGGCTTACGCATGTTTGACCATCTTATAGAGTTTGAACCGGATGTTTTTAACAACAGTCCGCAATCTGTACTGGACACCGACAAGGTGACTCCGGCGCAAGCGCTTGACGCCAAAATCAAAACCAAAGACTGGTTGAAAGAACTGGGCGCGGTAGATTCAGATACCTTAACCACCCAATTAGACAAAGACGCAGCGCGTTCTACGTTTGCCAACCTACTCACCAACGCCCCCGAGCAAATTACCCACACGGCTATAGCCCAGATCAAAACGCCAGAGGCCGTCCAACATATTGTGGGGATGCTTACCGCTTACGACTGGGAGTTTATTCACCAAGCGCAGCAGCTACGGGGCTACGCAGTAGCTAAATTGGTCGAGGAAACGACCAACCCCAGCGCCAGTATCCGGCTCAAAGCGCTCGTGGCGCTGGGCAAAGTCACTGAAATTGGGTTGTTCACCGACAAGATTGAGCTTAAAAAAGAAACGCTTACAGACAGCGAGCTTGACCAGCGCATTAAAGACAAGCTGTCCAAGTTCATGGGCGTGGTAGACATCCAAGAAGTAACCGACGTACATGACGACTGAAAAAATAACCATACTAAGCAAAGCAGAGCTTGCAGCGCTCGTGAAGGCGTTGCCAACGATGACAATTGCGGAAAAGTTGGAGTTATTTGCAGACCTAGAAGTCCGGGAGCGCCGAGCCACCCTACAAGCCGCGCAAAGTAATATGTTGGGGTTTGCCAACGCGGTCTATCCGGGATTTAAAGTAGGGCCGCACCACAGAAAACTGGCAAAAATATTCACGGATGTGATTGAGGGGCGTAAAAAACGCGTAATTATCAACATTGCCCCGCGTATGGGCAAGTCCGAGTTCTCGTCCTACCTGTTCCCCGCCTATTTTCTTGGCAAGTACCCAGAGAAGAAAATCATTATGGCAACCCACACCGCCGGGTTGTCCGAAGACTTTGGTAGGCGGGTGCGAAACCTAATTGACAGCGAGGACTACCATGATGTTTTTGCCAATACCTTGGTTGCTGACGACCAAAAAGCGGCTGGTAAATGGTCTACAGGTGCTGGCGGGCAGTATTATGCTGCTGGCGTGGGCGGCGCTCTTGCTGGTCGCGGTGCTGACCTATTTGTTGTTGATGACCCCCATTCTGAGCAGGACGTAAAGGCTAACAGCCGCCTTGCCTTTGATACGGCGTGGTCGTGGTTTCAGACTGGCCCCTTGCAGCGCCTGATGCCCGGAGGGGCAATCATCATTGTGATGACGCGCTGGGGGAAACTTGACCTGACCGGGCGGCTGATCGACTACCAGACCAAGAACCCCGACGCGGAGCCGTGGGAGATTGTGGAGCTGCCTGCTATATTGAACGAGGGAACCGAGGACGAGAAGTCCCTTTGGCCGGAGCAGTGGCCGCTGGAGCAGTTAAAGACAACCAAGGCATCCATTGACCCCCAGTACTGGAACGCCCAGTACATGCAGCAGCCCACATCCAATGCTGCGGCAATCATCTCCCGCAAACTTTGGAGAATATGGGAGCCCGAAGAGCCGCCCAAGTGTGAGTACATAATCCAGTCATGGGACACGGCCCATGAAGTAAAGAACAATTCTGACTACTCGGCCTGCACAACGTGGGGTGTGTTCTACAACGAGGAAGAACGCGACGAGGCCCAGATAATTTTGCTGGACGCGTTCAAAGAGCGCATGACATTTCCCGACCTCAAGGCCGCAGCGCTTAAACATTGGAAAGAGTGGGAGCCCGATGCGTTCATTGTGGAGAAGAAGTCGGCGGGTGCGCCGTTGATTCAAGAACTTCGGGCGATGGGCATTCCGGTACAGGAAACAAACCCCAGCCGGGGCAACGACAAGATCGTGCGGGTCAACGCTATTGCCGATTTGTTTGCTTCGGGTAAAGTCTGGGCTCCAGATACGCGCTGGGCGCGGGAAGTAATTGAGGAAGTGGCCTCGTTCCCCAATGGAGATAATGACGACTTTGTGGACACCACCAGCCAAGCCCTGCTGCGTTACCGGCAGGGTGGGTTCATCTCACTGGACAGTGACGAGAAAGATGACCCGATTTATTTTAAGCGCCGTGCGGCGTATTACTGAGTTTTTAAGGATTTGATATGGCAACCAATGTAGACAAAGCCCTGTATCAGCAACCACGGGGAATCGACGCGCTTGCACAAGACGAGTCGCCTTTGGAAATTGAGATTATTGACCCGGAGGAAGTAAATATTCGCGCAGACGGCATGGAAATAAGCATCCAGCCGGGGGACGACGAAGGTGAAGAAGGCTTTGACGACAACTTGGCAGACCACATGACCGACGGGGCGCTGCAATCCTTGGCAAGTGACTTGGCCGGTGATATAGATAACGACAAGTCCTCCCGCAAAGAGTGGGAGAAGTCTTACGTCGAGGGTTTAAAGCTGCTGGGATTGCAGATGGAGGATCGCACGGAGCCGTGGCAAGGGGCGTGTGGCGTGTTCCACCCCATGATTACCGAGGCAGTGGTGCGCTTTCAGGCTGAAACGATTACTGAAACGTTTCCTGCCCGTGGGCCGGTGAAAACCAAGATTATTGGGCTGGACGATCCGCAGGTGCGCGAGGCCGCAGCGCGGGTTGAGGAGGACATGAACTTTGAGTTGACCGAGAACATGGTGGAGTTCCGGGCAGAGCACGAGCGCATGCTGTGGAGCCTCCCAGCGACCGGCTCGGCGTTTAAAAAGGTGTACTACGACCCCAGTTTGGGACGCCAAGTGTCGATGTTTGTGCCTGCCGAAGACATTTTGCTGCCCTATGGGGCCACTGACTTGGATACGTGCTTCCGTGTGACCCATGTCATGC